TTTATCATCATGTTCAAATGACGATACTTCATTAAGTATAGCTGTTGTAGGTGATATACTTTCACCTGAACTATCTAATTTATATTGTGCTGTATCAGAAAATAATAATAAACTTTCATTAAATCCTACAGAGTTTTTAAGTGTATTAACTTGTGTGCCTGACGCCGCAATATCTATTGGGTCAGTATCTAAAACTTGTGTAGATGTTGTTGCAAAGTAATTAAAGAATGAAGCATTCTCTGTTAATATTAAATTTTCACCAGATAAAATACCTAGTCTATTTTTATAATAAGTTAAATTATTAATCTTTTTACCAACAAATGTTGGGTCAGGATTACTTTCACTATCTCCACATACTCTATCTGTCCAATCTAATTCTTGGAAAGTAAATGTACCATCATTATTATTAATTAATGCGTGTGGCATTGTAGAGTTAGTTAGTCCTACAGAAGTTGCAGGTGCAATAGTTTCATTCCATACACCAGATTTTCCTGTAAACTTTACATAATAATCAGATAAAGTTTCTCCTTCTTCTCCAGTAATTTTTAGAATAACACCTTCTTTTCCATAAAAAGGTAATTTGCTAAAATCTTGTATTTCATCTCTAATAGAATACATGGCTGTGTTACCAGAACCATCAGATGTAGTTATAGTGTAGTTTGCATTACCATCAGTAGGTTTTCCATAAATTACACTATCAAATGCTTCAAATGTAAAATGAGATGTAAAGCCAGAATAATTTGCTAATCCTTGTGTAGTAGACACAGAAGCATTAGTGTCAGTTCTTCTAACATTAAATCCTATACCATTTGCATTGCCGTCCCAGTGTGTGCTTGCTGTTCCATACAAAAGTATGTCTGTAATTTTATTTGTATCTCTAAATTTACTATCAGTAGCCGCATCACTACCTGAAGGTAATTGAAATACTACTTCTAATTCTTGTGCCATTGATGGGTGTTTCAATGCAACTTTATATTCTCTACCATAGTTTGTAAGTTTACAAACAACTAAAAATTCTTCTACTTTAGCCGCAGACGTATTACTATCTGCTGTAACTGTTGTTCCTGTGTTAGCTAAAAATGTGTAATCTGCAATGTTAACTAATTTAAAATTTTCTCTAGGATTTGTTGAAGTTAAATAACTTGAACCACTTGCTATTGTTACAGTCTTTTCATTACCTGCTAAATCAAATACTTTGATACCACCATTATATAAAGCTACAATATATTGATTATTTGCATCTCTTTGTATTTGCCAAAACTTTGTTTTGTTAGAATAAATATTAGAACTATCTACTGTAGCTACATAATCTAAAGGTGGTCTTTTTGATAAACCATCTACTAAACCATTTTGTAAATTAACTTGGTCTTCTCCCTGATTAATACCTCTTTGTGTGGGTGTCTGTTGTGACATTCCATTTAAGAAATTAGGAATAGATTGTGATACTACTCCGCCCATTAGTAAGTCCTTCTATTCGGTCTGTGTATTATGTTAAGGGTATTTTGGTCGCCTTCAAGAATGTTAATATCACTTTCTTGGCTATCTGCTTGATGAAATGCCATAAGAGCTTCATTCTCATCTTGACCAATTAATGTTGTAATTTCTTTATCACCAATAAATCTTGCCGCAAATCTTCTTGCAGATTTCATTGTAATATATTGTCTTGCGTATTCTGGTAAATGTTCAAATTGTTGTACTAATACAAGGTCAACACTAGTAGGTGCTGAAGTAAATACGTCTGTGTGATTATCCAAATCATATAAATTTCCATTTCTTATTGTGTAGTTTAAGTATCTGTATTGAGAGTTTGCGTCAGCTTTAACGCAGTTTGAGGGTAGAGGAACTTTATTATCACTATCTAATGATAATGATTTGTAATTTACATGTGTGTTAAAATTCCAACCTTGTGATTGAATGGACATAGACGTCTCATTCAGAATATTTTTTGCTGTACTTACATCAACTGTAGTAGTGCCTGTAATACTATTTACTGGACTTTCACCAATAGTAGATAGCATTATGTTTACAGCTTGTAATTCTGAAGTAGGTGTTATTTGTGTTGCCATATATCCTTTAATTAAATTTTGTGTGAATAATGATGGGGGAAATAAATCCCCCACCAAAAGTAAAGAAACGGATTACGCTTCTTTGATACCGACTGCCGCTTCTGGTCTTAATACACCATGACCCATGCTGTATTTTGCAACCATTAACGTACCTTGTCTTCTGATGTCGTACTCTTTTTCAACAGCTAAATCCATTAGCTTAACAGTTCCTACTGCTGAAGGGTGAGATACAAGAGCAACAAAGTTAGTTAGGTTAACTGCTTGCGGAGTTGAACCTGCGTTAGTTGCTGAACCTGCGTCTACACCTGACGATACATTAGAAGCTACAAAGTGAGGAACTGGTACTAATTCAATTCCTGCAATTTTTGTAACTTTACCAGAAGCTACACCACCATTAGCTCCACCACTGAAGTCAACATTGACTGCATTAGTAGCGTTTGCTAATTTGTAGTATTCTTCTAGTCTCATAAAGCATTTTCTGCCTTCTGAAGGAACATAATTTGCATCAAGCTCTTTAGCCGCCGCAAAGATAGCATCTATCATTGCATTAGCCGCAGTTGCATCTGTAGCAGAAGCAATGCCTGTGTTAGTTATGTTAGTTGTAGCGTCTCCACCAGTTACGTTTGCACTAGCTAGAGTTGCTTGACCAATAGTTTGTAAGATATGCTTATCTTTTTGGAAAGATAATGCTCTACCCATTTCAGTAGAGTATGCACTTCTTACGTCCCAATGGTTTTTTGCCTCTTCAATATTCGATATGAATACAGATGAGATTAAAAGGTCATTAATTGTAATAACCTTTTCGGCTGAGTTAACTGCAGAACCTAATATTTCCGCTCCAACTGCGTGATACTCCGCACCTATTCTTCCCATTACTGGAAAAGATGCAGATTTGCCATTACTGATACTTCTTACCATATCAGCACCTTGTGTTTTTGAAGCTCTGTCAAATGAAGTAATTACTTCACCTGCGAATACTTTTAAAAACAGGGCATCATCACGAGTAGAACCACTATTAGCATTTCCGAATTTAACTGGACTTGCGTTTGACATTTTAGTGTCTCCTTATTATTGATGTTAATGTTAATAAAAGCCTCTTCAATTAAGTTATTTAGTCAAGATTGTCCTCCGCAGAGGGTCAAGTTATTTGGCTAAATTAAAGTTGGCAGTTGCCACGCATAAGCGTTGCACAACTATGCTTTCTTTTTAGGAAATCCTTTTTTCATATTTGAATATGCAGATTTACTAATTGTACTTTTTGATTTTGAACGAGAAGTACCTGCTCGTTTTCTTTTATTGATGTTTCCGTATAAACTATTTTTTGCCATTTTTTTCCTTTCTTATTGATGCTTCTGTTATGCTATCTATTTCTGATATTGCATGTTTAGCATGTACTAATTTATCAAACTGTGTTTTTACAGTTTTCATAAAATTATCATGGTCTGCAACACCAACAGAATTTTTTAAAAATGTGTCAATGACTGCTGTACTTTCCGCAACTTCTGCGTCATACAGTTTTCTTAATGCTACTAACCACATTTTTATAATTCCGATTTAGCAAGTTTATCTTGCACTAATGCTTGATACGCAGGGTCTTTTGTATACCTGTCATCAGACATAGCGGCTGTAACTTCAGCCCAAGATTTGTAACCATCTTGTCCTGAAACTGTAGCTTTACCTTCTACAAGATTAGGTTCGTTTCCATTTGCTTTTTCAAATTTAGCTTTTAATCCTACTACTGCTAACTTTGCAGTTTCTATATCTTTAGAATTAACGGCTGTATTGTAAGCTGTCTTTTCTTGGTCAGTCATATTGTTTGCCGCCCAATCAGACATTTCTGTGTAAGCATCTGCACCACCAACTATATCTTTAATTGATTTTGCTTGTTGGTCAGCGATTGCTTTTTGACCTTCAATAAACTGGTTTACATAATCTTTAGGTATACCTGCTTTTTCCAATGCTTCGTATGATTTAGCATCTAGCTCACCTTTTTCATTATACTCTGTTGCTAGTTTATCCATATTTAAACCTGCACTCTCAACTGCTTTTTCAGCAATTTCTAAATCATTCTTTGGCTCTTCTTTAGGAGTATCTTCTTTAGGAGCTTCTTCTTCTTTGTTGCTACCAAGTTTTTTTTCTAACTCTGAATATGACTTTGCTAAATCTTCAACACTGTTGAATTTTTCAGGTAAGCCTTCAGGTTTACTTTGTGTAACATTCTCTTCTACTGGCTTTTCGCTAGTAGTCTCGTCTTGTTTTATCTCTACTTTGTCTACCATATTTCCTTTTTATTATTGTGGTTTAGTTAGGTTGTTTGCGACTTGAGGAACTGCTTTTTCTGCCATCTGCATCATTTGCTGTTGTTCCATTTGCTCTGCTTCAGCCGCTTGTTCTTCTGCTAGTTGCTCTTGTGATTTTAATAAACCATCTGTATCAATCCCTAAACCAATAGCGATACGTTTGATTAAATCATCAGGGTTTAAAGCCTGAACAACTTGCGGATTTATCTGTGCAAGATTTCCTATCTCTGCAACAAATTCTCTTAATTTTTGTAAATCATTTCCTCTACCTAATGCTTCAATACCAGTAATAATAGTTGGTTGAACTGTACCTTTAGGTAATTTTGGTATTTCACTAGACTGTTCCATTCTTTTCATAAGTATTGCTACTAATGGTAATTGAAACTCTTGTGATAGTAATGAATATATACCACCCATAGCAGTCTCTAGTTGTTCTGCCATGTATCTAATTTCTTGTGCTGTAACTCTTTCAGCATCTCTTTGTATTGCTGTGTGTAATAAGAATGCGTAAGACATTCTTTCTTCTAATTTACCAATAGATTTTTCTACTACTTGTAAATCATATTGTTTTTGTGCTTGTAGTACAGACACATCATCAGCCGTACCAGTAATGATGTCACCATTTCTAGTCATAGCTAAATCTTTTTTTCTAGTCACAGAATTTGGTCTCACCATAAATACTATTTTAGATGAAGCCGCCGCACTTTCTACAAGTGCTTGTGATAATCCTTCTAATGATTTTAAATCACCAATAAATTCTTCAACATATCCTCTGCCGTAATCTTCATTGTCAACTCTAACCATTCTTAATGCTTGGTAAGGCATTCTTTCTTTTTTAAATGTACCAACACTTTCTGGTATTTTAATTCCGTTTACTTCCTGACAAACATAAAATTCATTTTCATCTAGTTTGTAAACATGTGTGTATAATTCTATTTCTTCATCTGCTTTATACTCTGGGTCTGAAATAACTTGTGCTGTTACTTCTTTACCTAAAGATAAAATACTAGCTTTTTCTTTAATAACTATTTCTAATACATTTCCTGAAGCATCTCTTCTAACTACATATTGTGATAAAGGAAATACTCTCATGCTTCCTTTTTTAGGTAAATAAGTTAATACATTACCTCCAACAATTAAATGTTTTAGTGCTTCAAATACTGAAACTCTTAAAGCAAGCTGTTCAATTTTACTTGATACTTCTTTTTCAATAACAGACAAAGATTTCTCTATGTCAGTTTTCATATCTTTATTTTCTTCTAATTCTTTTTTTGCATCACCAGATATTTGTAATCTAAAGAATGGGGAATTTGGGGGAAGCAAAAGTAAAAGAAGTTTACTTGCTAGATTGTTGACGCCTCTTGCACCAACAGATTGAAATGGATTGTATAATTCACTTGATGATGTAAAACCATCAGGTTTGATAAGAGAAGGAATAGTTAATTCACTACACTCTTCTGCTCTATCTAAATAATGTTCTCTTTCTGTAGTTAACTTACTGTATCGTTCTTTTGCTGTATTAGCTTTCTGTAAACTACCTGCGTATTCCATCTATTAGATACCAGAATTAGTTGCTATGTTTAAACCAGAAGAAGTGTTTAAAGAACTTGTACCTGATTTCTTTATTTTTTTCTTCTTGATGTTTAAATCCTGCTCATTTGCCTTTACCAATTCAGGTGCAGTCTGCTCTCCAACTTGTTGTGACGTGTCAACAGGATTTGGGGGAGTAGGTTGTACTGGTGGTGCAGGAATTTTAGGTGACATGCACATATTATTTATCCCTCTCTTTTAGTGTATTAATAAATTTTACTACGTCCCTTTGACCTGCCTTAAAATAGATAGTTTTAGTATCATCTTTTAATTCAGGTGATTTTTCAGGGTAAACTTTATTCAACAACTTTATTAAGTCGTTTACTGTTTCAGGTAAGAGTATATCTTCCATTATGTTTTTCATCTAAAAGTGTAAGGTTAGCTCCAAAGATTACCTGTGACAGTACCTTTGTTGTATTCTGTGGCTCTATTTTCAAAGAAATTAGCATGTTCTACGCCATTTAATACCCAGTCTAACCACGATAATGGATTATCTTTAACACCATAATTAGGTTTCAAAGATAACTGAAGTAATCTTCTATCAGCTATATATCTAATATATTGTTTAACTTCGTCAGCTTTTAATCCTCTTATTCCACCCATAGTAAAAGCTAAATCAATAAACTTATCTTCAAGGTCAACCATGTCTCTAGCTGTTTGATAGATACTTGCTTTAAATTTTTCTGTCCAAATATTTGGGTTTTCTTTTACTAAAGCATGAAACAATTTAATCATACTTTCTACGTGGTGTGTCTCATCTCTTATAGACCAAGTAACAATCTGACACATACCTTTCATACGACCATATCTTTGAAAGTTAAGTAACATTACAAATGAAGCAAACAACTGCAAGCCTTCACCAAATGCAGAAAAACAAGCTATCTCTCTAGCTAGTCCTTCTAATCCACTACCTTTACTTTTAAAAAGATATGTATGTTTATCAGACATTTCTTTATACTCTTGAAATGCTTGGTACTCTTTATCAGGTAAACCAATCGTATCATTTAATAAAGAATAACTATGTGCATGATTAGCTTCTGAAGTTGCTATTGCAGACAACATCATTCTTATTTCTGGTGGTTTAAATTTAGGAATATATTTGTCAAGGTATGCTTGAGCTATATCTACATCTCCTTGTGTAAAGAATTTTAATATCTGTCCTATTAAATTTTTTTCTTCTACACTCAATCTTTCATTCCAATCTCTTACATCTTCATGTAATGGTACTTCACTTGGAAGCCAGTGCATTTTCTGTTGCATGTCATAACTTTGGAAAGCCCAATCATATTCAAAGGGTTTGTAAAATGCTCTGCTTTTAAATAAACTCATCTTAATAATTCTATCCCTTCTATAATAATAATGATTAATAATTCTACTGCGAGAATAGTGTGATACACTGTCCACAATACTGTTTGTTTTTGTTTTCTTTTTTTTCTTTTACGTCTTGGTTTATCTATTCCATCAAAAATACTACTGTCCGTCATTTCTTTTTATATCCTTTTCCTGTTTTTTTATTTCCCCATAACTTTTGCCAAGACCATACATTTAGTTTGCTAGAGTAATGACTAATTTTTATTAATAAATAATAAGTAATTCTATCTATCATTATCCCTCACACGCTAAACAATCTGCTTCTGGTATGATTGTTCTTTCTACTTTTTTTGATACTAACTCTGCACGTTTGATTGCTTCACTTCTGCAATAGTACAAAGTTTTTAATTTACGCTTCCATGCTAACATGTGCATGTCGTGTAATTCTTTTATGTTAACATCAGCAGGAACAAAAACATTTACTGACTGTCCTTGACATACATACTTTTGTCTATCTGCCGCATGTTCAATTATCCACTGTTGATTTATTTCGATACCAGTTTTAAAAATATCTTTTTCATAGTCAGATAACTCTTTAAGATGTAAGACCGAGCCTCTTTGAGAGACAATGGACGACCATATATTATCATTGTTTATACCTTTCTTTTCTAATAATTTTTCTAAATATTTATTCTTAACTAAAAAAGAACCTGACATAGTTTTTTGCACATAAGCATTAGCTCTGTAAGGTTCTATTGATGGTGAAGTAGTACCGCAAATAATAGAAGAAGAAGCATTAGGTGCTATGGCTAGTAAGTGTGCATTACGCAAACCAGTGCCTTCCATGTCAGGAGCTTCCCCTCTTTTAATTGCTAGTCTTTTACTTTCTTCCACCGCTTGTTCTTTAATACTTTTAAACATTTTCATGTTTAGTGATTTAGCTAACGCACTTTCAAAAGGTATGTTTTTTGATTGCAGATAAGCATGGAAACCCATAGCTCCTAAACCAATACTTCTTTCTTGTGCCGCACTAAATTTTGCTCTGAATACACTGTCTGGTGCATGTGTTATAAAATGGGTTAAAGCATTATCTAAAAATCTAACTAAATCAGATATAAATAAACTGTCGTTCTTCCATTCATCATACTTTTCTAAATTAACAGAAGACAAACAACACACTGCTGTTCTTTCTTCATTAGTAGGTAAAGTAATTTCAGTACACAAATTAGAATGATGTACTTCCAATCCTAGTTTCTTTTGTTGTTCAGGCAGAGCTTCATTAATAGTATCTATAAATGAAACGTAAGGCTCACCAGTGGCAACTCTTGTCTCTAATAACTTTTGCCACAACTCTCTAGCTGATACTGTTCTTATTGTTTTGTTTGTATGTGGGTCAATTAAATTCCAACTGTCATCATACGTAGGTTCAGCAATACACTTTTCTATTAACTGCATAAACTCATCAGAAATATTTATTGCATGGTGTAAGTTAAGACATTTTCTATGTATGTCGCCGCCACTAGGCTTACGCATTTCTAAAAATTCTATTATCTCTGGGTGCGATATATCCATGTATGCCGCATAACTTCCACGTCTTGTTTTACCTTGTGAGAATGCAAGTATCTCACTATCAACTACATGTAAAAATGGTATTGAACCTGATGATTGTGAACCACCAGATGTTTTAGTTCCATCACTTCTTACATGTCCCCAATAGCCACCGATACCACCACCAATAGAAGCAAGCCATGCGTTCTCTGTGTAGTGTCCTGTTAAACCTTCTCTACTATCACCAACATAATTTAAGAAACATGAAATAGGCATACCTCTGTTAGTTCCACCATTGGATAAAATAGGCGTGGAGTACATGAACCAAAGTTTTGAAGCGTAATTATAAATACGTTCAGCCATCTCATCATTATCAGAGAATGCTTTAGCGGCTCTCATAAATCCATCTTGCGGAGAATGTTCATCAGGTAATAAGTACCTGTCTTTTAATGTTGTCTTACCAAAGTCAGTAAGTAAATTATCTCTTTCGTAATCTATCATATATGTGTTACCTCTAAATGGTACTTCCTATCTAATGTCATGTAATTAATTCCTATTGGTTCAAATTCATCTAATGCGTCAAACACAGTTTGCTTTTTTAAATCACTACAAGTGTAGACATCTAATTGAACCACCGCAGGTGTGTCTTCGTCCCAAGAATGAAATGCTATGTGTGATGTATCAATAGCTTGTAAACATGTTAATCCTCTGTTGCCTTCTTTGTTTACATACACTGCTATTGTGTCACCCAATGGTGTCATGTTTAGTTTCTCAACTAAATTTCTTATCCATTTTTTCATTACTTCAGGTTCTTTGGGTGGCTTTTTAACTGAAGCACGAATAATAATATGTTTATGTTCTAGCATTACTTTCCTAATTTTAATTTGATTTCTGTTTGTGTTTCTTTTTCGATTAATAAATCTATGTATTGTTTAGCTTTGTTTAAATCTTCAAGTTGCTTTTCTTTAGTTGAATGTTTAAAACGCCAACGACACAAATACTTAATTGCGTTGCCCTCCGCATAGGGAATATCATTTTGCATGATGAAGGTAACTGGTTCTATCTTGTATCTAAAATAGTGGCTTGGTTTCTTTACTTGGTCTGCCATAGTTTTACCTTTCCTGTTTTCTTATTGTATTCACCATGTCTTAATATTCTTGCAACTCTAGCTTGTTGTAGAGCTTCAGCGTGGGTGTAACCTTTGTCTTTGTAAATACCTTTAACAATTTTCCAGAGGTCTAAAAGTGTAACATTAGAATATTTCTTAATTAACTTTTCAGCAGTCTTAATACCAACACCTTCAATACCATCATAGCCATCAACCTTATCTCCAGTTAAAACTTGAAGCATAAAATTATAGTTAGCCATCTTCTCTGGTATTTGTTCTACAGTGGTTGCGTCTTGTGAAAGTAAAGCAGGAATAGTTCGCATGTCTTTGTCTATGCTAACAATTATTCTTTCTTCTTCTGGTGAAGGTTCAGTTGCCATAATACCCATGACATCATCTGCTTCTAAATTTTTCCATATCACACCATTGTGTTTATCCATGATGTGTTTACGCATAGCATTTAAAACTATTGGTTTACGTTTTGCTTTTCTGTTTGATTTGTAAGTTGGAAGAACATCTTTTCTAAAATTATTCTTATCTGTTAATGCTACAACATAATCATCTGCTGATAAGTTAGAACCTAAATCTTCAATAACTAAATCAAGTTGTTGTTTACAACTGTTTTCATCAGAATGTAATGTCCATAAGCCATCACCCCAGTTAGTTTCTATCTCATTGTTAGTAGCAATTTGGTAAGCAAGTATGTCACCATCAACTAACAAAACTCTTTTCTTTTTATACATTTATTTAACTATCCTTTCCTGCATAGATTTACTTAAATTTTTTGGCAAAAATATTTCGGCTAAAGGAACAAGAACAAACTTACTTCTCCAACCATCACCACCATTCTTTAAGGTTTTGATATATTTTTTTGCTAATCTTTTGATTGTCTTTGTGTCAAATATTAATCTACAATAATCTTTGTCACCATCTGCCAATATATGACACCAGTAATCAGACTTTGTAGCCATGACACCTGAAGGTTTGCCGTTACATTCTATTTCAATAGCAATGTTACCAGTTTTAAACCACCAGTCTCTTTCTGTTTTAACTTCTATCTTTGTTTTATCTTTATCTAAGATAGAGGCTAAACGCTTTTCTCTTTCCTGACCATACTTTAAGTCAAGGTCAAATTTTTTATTATACATTAGTGTGTTCCACTCCAATTTGTTGAAATTTTATACTCGCCTGTTAGCGGCACTCTTAATTGGAAGTGTTCACCTGCACGTCTAATGCAGTCTACTGCTATCTTACCAATGTCTTCAGCGTCTTGCTCTTCACACTCAACTTGTATTTCATCATGTACCCATACAACTTGTTGTGCGTTCTTAAATTTTGTAATTTCTTTATTAAATTCTACTAACCATCTCTTGCACAATATTGCCCCTGCCGATTGCAAAAGTGTATTGAGTGCTGAGTAGCTGTTCCTAACTTTGATTTGTCTTTTATCTAAACCAGTTAGATAACCACGTTCAGCCGCAGACTGTACGCCTTCTATAAGTTTATGTAATGCAGGTAAGTTATTTAAAAATCTTTTCTTAACTTTACCTGCTTCTTTAAGTGGTTTGTTTATGACTTCAGCTACTCGTTTAACTGAACCACCATAGAGTAGGCAATAGTAAAAACGCTTTGCAAGGTCTCTGCTTTCTAATCCTGCTAGTTTTTGTGTCTCTGTGTGTATGTCACCATCAAGTGCAACTTTAGTGTATGCCCCATTGTCAAACTTGGACATAAAATGACACAACATCATTACTTCTAAAGATGAAACATCTATACCTACTAATCGTTTACCTTTCGGTACTGTAAATAATTCTCTACACTCTTTACCAAATGGTGCAGACGTACTTGGTACTTGTCCTAAATTGGGGAATGAATGACTTGCTCTTTGTGTAACACAAGAGTTTGTATTACATGTGCCATGAATTTTACCATTACGTTCATGCTTTAACCAAGCCTGTGAACCATTTGCTATTTGTGCAATTCTTTTGTTTAATAAAAAATGTTCACACAATATTTTAGCTTCAGGATATGGAAGTTTAGATAATATACTATCATCTAGTTTAGCTTTACCATCTGATGTAAATTCTTTTGCGTCCCAACCATACTTATCTTTTAATCTTTGTGCTACGTGGTGTCTGCTTGAAGGGTTAAATACAGTAACACTATCTTTCAATCTTTTACCTGTTTTAGTTGACCATCTTTCAGCAACTATAGGCTCAAACACACCTTGTAATTCTTCAGCTAGTTCTGCTTGTCTTGCTTTTAATTTAACAGATAATGCTTCTGCTTTTTCTCTATTAAAAGTAAAACCATATTGCTCTTGTTTGAATATTAAAGAAGCTACATCATGTTCTAAATCCATAGCTTCTTGGGAGTAACCTTTTTCTTCTATAACTTTATAAAGTTTATAAGTAACTTCAGTATCTTGTATGCAATAGTCTAACATCTCTGGTGTAAAAGTTTGCCAGTCAGTTGTTATCTGTTCTTTATATTCTCCAATACGATTGCCCCATGCTTTTAATGAATGTCTACCTATACAATCTTTAGGAAAATCTTTTATTGAAAAGTCTTTTTCTTTAATGTCTGAAAATAGTAATCTTGTTCCCACTAATGTGTCAAAAATTTTGCACCGAAATGTAACGGAAAGTAATCTCTCTAATACTGGAATATCAAACTTAATTATATTGTGACCAATAAGTAATTCTGCGTTTTCTAAAAGTTTAACAGCTTCTTGGTTACTAGGAGTAAGTATTTCTCCTGTATCTATATTTTTTAAGACAATACAATGTACTGTGTCACAAACATTGAGAAATCCATTTGTCTCTATATCAAAGATGTATCTCAAAGTTTTACCTTCTTAACTTTTAAAACATTGACTGTTGGAATTGTGGTTATGTTACCAACTTCACCTAAAGAGCCATCATCATTAAAATTAACATCTCCTGCAACAATATGCACGTCATTGTCTTTTTTAAGAAGCCAACCATTTGAAATACAGATTGTTACTTTGCTATGTGTAGCTTCTTTAAGAGTAAGCCAAGCCGAATTACTGTTTATATCTTTCCAATGTAGAGATACAAAAGGTGCGTCTAATATCTTTTTATTTATTTTAGGTAATTTCATAATTAATGTAATGTGTGTAATTTTACTTGAACATACATAGCCGCCTCTTCTCCATTCATTGCCATGTGTGTTAATGCTTCTTCAACCATCAAAGCTGAAGTGTCTTTTGCAACATCAAGTGTAATAATTCTTTTATATTTTTTAGCTTTTGCAATAGCTTCTAAAATTATAAATGACCAAGAAATTGCATTATTTTTTTCTTGTCGTGTTCTTTTTCTAATAGTCATCTAAAACATCTGGAGTAGTTTCTGAAAGACAACCTGTTTCTAAATCATATAATAAAGAACATGCGTTGCCTGTCTCTCCTGAATATCTGTTTTTAAGAATTGTAAGTTTTGCTAATTTCTTATCTGATTTTATGTCCCTACTTATGGATATAATTAAATCTGATAATTGACCAATGGAAGCCGACCCACGTAGACTGTTCATGGTAACTTCTTTACCATCTTCAAATCCTTTATCGCCTTCACTACGTCTTAAATGTGATACTAGAATAACTCCAATACCTGTTTCTTCTACAAGTGTTCTTAATTTACTTACAAAGTAATCAATAAGTTTTCTTTCATCACCTGTGTGTTCATCACCCAATGCAGATAAAGCCATGTGTAAATGGTCTAATACTACAAAGTCTACTTCACATGATTTTGCTAAATATCTTATTTTAGATAATAAATTGTCGGCAACTGTACAGCCAAAGTGGTTAAATAGATAAAAATTCCCATTACCAATAGTTGATTTAAAAGTTTCCTGTAATTGTTTTTCATTTATTCCTTCTCTTGTTAAATGCAAAGGTTTTTTAAGGTGAACACCCATAATACCTAATGCACTTCTTTTAATACTTTCTTCTAACGCAATGTAACCAACACCAAATCCTTGTTTCAATAAATCTAGTGCAACATGTCTACAAAAAGATGATTTACCAACTCCTGTTCCTGCCGTTATTGTGGTAAGCTCACCTTTTCTTAATCCATGTGTTTTTATATTAAGACATTTAAAAGGATATTGTGCTGTCACCATCACATCTTCTTTCATAATCTCATCAAAAATTTCTGAACCTAAAACAATACCATCAGGTCTGTATGGTTTTGCATTCCACATACATTGTTTAAGTTGCTCTGCTTTATCTGCTAACAACATTTCGTTAGCGTCTTTAAGTGGTAGAGAAGCAATCTTGGCTTTATTTGGGGTTAGTATTTTAGAACATTCTAACGCCGCCTTTTGCCCATGTTCGTCTTGGTCGAACATAAAGATTACATTCTCATAACCCTCCAAGAAATCGAGTGATTTTTGAATATCTTTTTTTGCACCTGCCGCACCTGTTTT